TGGTCAACTTAACTGCCTTAGCAAGAATAACAAGACAGATCTCAACCATCTTCTCACCCAGTTCTTCATTCTCTGGAATTTTGTTGATGGCATCGGTAATAATTTTTGACGCCAAGGGAAGTAAAAATGTAAGCATGGTTTAGGTGCAACTGCATTATATATGCCTTAGTCCTTATTTGACTCCAATTTACCTGTTTCTTTATTAAATTTTCTCACTTCACCAGGTCTAAGTCTATCTTTTGCAGAGTTAGCATCAGAAGTAAACTTCTTATAAGACTTACCATACTTCATTCTGGCATCACGTTCTTTATACTCTTTATCTTTGTCTGCCATCTCCTTACCATACTTTCTATCAGTCAGTATGTCAGTTTTGAATCCTTCACTACTCAGTTTAGCAGCAATAGCCATCTCACGTTTTTTCTTTTTAGACTTTCCTTTGAACTGGGGAGCATCAGATTTATAGAAATCTTTGATGACATCTCCCATCCCATCCTTCTTAATATCTACTGGCATTACTTTTTAGGTTCTATGATGGCACCTTTACCATGCTTCTTAATAATGTCTGCCTTGACCTTTTCAAATGCAGACATACCAGATGATTTCTTCTTGCCTGAGTTGTTGGCATTCTTAGGTGATCTTCTGTAATCTACATTACCATCAACACCACCTCTCTCCATTCTTCTATCTCTCAGAGAATCTTCTGTCTCTTCCTTCATCTTCAATCTTGCATCTCTCTTTGCCTTTGCCTTGGCAAGTAGTCTTGCCTTAGCATCCATCTGCTGCTGTTTAGGAATAGCAGTTACAGCACCAAGTTTCTCAGCAGGTTTGCCTGGCTCATGTGATTCTTTCTTGATGGTGGGTGCCATCAATTTCATATCAGGATCATACTTGACATTAGTTTTCTTTTGTGGTTTTGCATCCTTGATAGAAGGTGCATCCTTCATTTTATCATCACACTCACATCCTTCTGCTTGAAACTCAACTTCCTCACTATGACCCATAGGGAGTTTGCCTTGCTTCTGCATCTGCAGTCTCTGCTTGTCAAGCATCTGACTCTTTCTCATCATCTGTCTAGAGTGACGCAGTTGCTTATCTTTCATATCATCATCTTTCTTATTATCCTCCCCTGGCATCTCCTGCTCTGTAATCTCAAGCAACTGACCACCAATCTCAGCAAATGCTTCTGATTGGACAGGATTAATCTTGACTTTGTTAGAGACTTCTTTATCTTTTATTTCTCTTACCTTACCCTTTGAAGCATCTTCAATCTTAACTACTTCAATAAGATCAGAACGCCAATCAGACTTTACCACACTCTCCATCATACCCAGTTTCTTTCTTACAGCAGTTCTCTCTGTCCCAGAAAGACTGTTCTTAGAAACATAATCGTTAAATGCTTTTGGGAGAGGTACACCATCTCTTCTTGCAGTATATCTAATTGCTTTGGTATGCTGAGATACTTTTGCAGCAACCTCAGGTGGCATTGCTTCCTGTTCTGGCATCACTAAAAACTATTTTTTCCTGTATTTATTTATGAAATCTTTACCAGATACACCTTTATAAGGTTTACCACCATCCTGAAGATTGGTATTATCACCTTTATTAAACCCTGGTGTCATGTCAGAGGCATACTTAAAGTAACCACTAGTACCTGAAAGTGTATTTGGTTTGCCTTTTACTCTTTCTTTCCTATCCATCTTGACTTCTGTATACTCTTTTAAGTCTTTAATCCAGGACTTGAACATCACATTATCTTCAGTCACACAGATTAGATAGTTGGTTCCTCTTCTAATTACCTTACCAACCAAACCAGTGTTAAGGTTCTCTACTAACTGATCTAACTTGAATAAAGCACCTGAGACATAGTTCTCTCTCAAGTTTTTCCAGTCAAACTTAGGTGCAATCTCCCACAGATTCCAACCTTCCTTGACTTGCATCTTCTTACGAAGAGTATTCATCATCAATTTTGCTGCTTTATCATCAAGGGTATCAGGTACACCAGTTCTAAATGTCTTGAAATCATTGTCTGCTGCTGCTTTTCTCATCTTAGAAGCAGACATTCCCTCTACACCTTCAGCGTCTTCATCTCTTTCTCCAGCAGATACAGTCTCCACACCAGAAAAATCATAGAGTTTGCCATTGTAATCTCCTGAGAGTTTGTCAAACTCTTTGACCCTATCACCACCAACCACAATTTTAACACTTGAATATCCATCTTCATGTGCCTGCTTCAAAACGTCAAATATAGTCCTTGAATTAGAATCATTCACAATACTTTCAGCATGATCTGGGAACATCTGCTTCATAATGCCAACTTTCTCATCAGCATCATATGGATTTTTCTTGGCATCCTGTGATCTTGATGGATAAATTCTTAATGCACCCTTACCTGCTGCCTTCTTTGCCTGATCTAATAACTTTTTATGCCCTACTGTAGGTGGATTAAACCTACCAAATGTAACAGTTAGAGGTCCAAGATCATCTTTAGGAGTACCATCTGCTCTTGTAGGTTGCGGCATTCTTCTTGGTTTTCCGTCCCCAAACGCTCCATACTCTCCAGAGTTTGTTTGATCTCCTCCTGTGTTTTTTTCTCCATTATCAGTCTCTTGTGCCTTAGGTTTAGATTGTGATGGTTGTTCTTGAGGTTTTTGTGCTTTCTGTTTAGGTTCATCCTTCTTGGATGCTTCCCTTTTCTTCACATACTCCAATCTTCCATTGACAGTTTTGGCAAACAATTGTCCTTTCTTGAACCAATTGCCGTGACCATCTCCATCTAATCCCATATTTGCTGCAGTCTCAGCAGCATTAGAGGACCTTGCTTCAGTAAAGAATGAAAGAAAACTCTTCATTACTATATCTTAATAAGTACTACCCATAAGTCTATTTAGTTATCAGCCAGACTGAATACATCAGTATTAGTTACTGCTGCAACACCAGTCTCATCAGTAAACTTCCTGATGTCATTCTTGGAAGGGTTCTCAAATCTTTTTCTTGCCATGTCATGATACTCTTCTGACAGATCAAACCCAATATAATCATGACCAAGCATAGTTGCAACCAAACCAGTAGTACCAGAACCACTGTAAGGGTCAAGAATAGTACCAGGTTCTTGCATTATTGCTTGAATACAGCGTGCAGGAAGTTGAATAGGGTATGGTGCAGGGTGAGGATTCTTCATCTCAGGACCAAACTTCCAGACACTAGTCCAGTTAGCAGAACGTCTAGGCAGTCTGGGATGCTTAGTTCCTTTACACAACCAGAAGATTCTTTCATCAGTCTGGATGAACCTGTATCCTGAAATCTCAGGACCACTACCTCTGTTCCAGACAATCTCTTCCCTGATATTCCACTTAGTCTTTGTCAACCATGCCCAAGGTGAGATAGCACCACCTTTGTGATACCTTACTTTATGATTGTAGAACAAAGAACCACCATCTTTTGTCTTATCAAACAGGATATCTAGCAGTTCAATCTGCTGCTCCTGGTACTTATCCTCAGGGAGAGTGTCATCAAAGGCAGCATATTCAATCTTACGAAACAAACCCCCACCTACACCACACTTATTGTAGGGAGGGGAAGTTACAGTACAGTCAATTGAGTTATCTTCAAGACCTTTGGCAAGTTCAATGCAGTTGCCAGTCCTCAGGTCAATCATAGTCATCTCTTGTATAGGTTTATCATAGCAGGTCTCTGCCCTGCTGTCAAATCTGTGTGCCAGTTCCTTTACTGGACCTTGATGAAAGGACCAGCCATATCTGCCTGAGAAATATTCATTTTGGAAGAAAGGAAGTAAGCATGAGTAATCAATTCTGCCATCTTACCTGCCTTCTTAGCATCAATAAACATCCTAATATATCTGAGATGTCTAAGTTTTGCCCTAATCTTCTGGTCCATATTTTTCTGACCTGGTTTTCCTTTATCCATCAGTGCCATTGCTTGGATAAATTTATCAGGTGTCAGTTTCTTACCATCAATAGTGAAGTTACCTAGATCAAGTAAGATACCACCAGAGTTCTGGACGATCTTTTTAATATAAGATTGCCAATAAGTAATCTCATTGTCATTCAATACCCTGTTCATAGGGATATTGTGATTAATATCTTCACCAGAGTATTCTTTTACAAGATCTGCCATCTTTGGTCCTGGTATAGAACCATTTCTAGCAGTTGCAGTAGTATACTTACCTTTATTATTCAATACAAGGTCTCTGGGTTCAGTAGCATCTGCTGTTTTACTAGAACCTTTGCTCTCCCATGAATACTTTTTAGCATAAGTTCCTACTTCAAATCTAGCAGCAAACCTAAGTGAGTTACCAGCAAAGTCAGTATCACCACGTCTTGTAGCAATATCAAATACTGTCTTCATTGGTGTCTCAATACTACCATCCTGAACATTCAATCCATTAGGACCCATGGTCAGATTGGTCTCAGTAATTTTTACATCAGCACCCCTAGTCTTCTGCTTCAATGAGATGGGAAGAAGAATCTTCTCCTTCAATGCTTTAGACATCAATGTATTGATAGTGCCAACATATACCTCAGGATCCATACCTTCAGTAAGTTCTTTTCTCAATTCCTCAATATATCTTTTAAGAGAAGACTCTTCATTCCTCTTCACCATATAGACATCAGCAGTATTCCAGGAGTCTTTCTTTCCTGTGAATATATCTTTCTGTGCCTTAGTGAATCCATCCCATACATCATTAATGATTGTTGATGAATTATTAGCAGGGATAGATTTTGTTCTGCCATCATAGTGAGCGTACAAATATGATCCATCTTTTGTACCAGGTCTATGGCCAAGATATTCCATAAGAGCATCTGCTCCTGCAAGAATACCCTCTCTCCACTCTCTTGACATGCCAGGATATTCTTTATCCATAGCATCAGTCATCTCAGGACTAGCACCTGGTTCAGTTGATTCGCCATTGTTGATAGCTTGATAATAACAGGCAATACTAGCAGCTTCAAATTTAGCTGTATCTGCCATTCACTCAGTCCTCCCAGGAATTAACAACTGCTTCAAATGCATCAAGTTCTTTTTGTGAGAATGAAACACTTTCCTTCTTCATCTTAGCATACTTTACAGCAGGTGAATGCTTACCTAACATCAAACGCTTATTGGTTTCATCTTCTGTCTCTTTCTTCTTACCCTTGGCAGCATCCATTCTAGCAGCACCTTTAGGATCAATGCCCTCTTTCATGCCTTTCTTACCTTTCTTCTTATCAGAAAGTGCCTTCTTCATTGACTCCTTCTCATCACCATCACCATCAAAATCAAGATAGTCAGGTTTAGAACCTTTCTTTTCTGCTACAAATTCTTCCTTTTTCAAAGATTGCTTACGACCAGCAGGGTCCTTCATAGCAATTCTGCGTTGCATCTGCTTATTAACTTCTTTCTCATCACCCTTACTAACAGCAGATTGCTCCTTGCCATATGCCTTATCAGCCTGACGTGCCATCTTCACTTTTGGAAGAGCCATGTATCCTTCATTCTTAGGGACACAGTTATTAACCATCTTACCACCCTTCTTTTTCATACCCACTTTCTTGTGAGTATCCCAACACTTCTGTGCCTTCTCATCAATCATAGTGAGAAGTCTTGCTGTAATAGATGCTACTTCTTCTGCTACCAGTCTACCATGAACTCTAGCAACTCTCTTCTCTTGATTGAACCTAGCACTCCAAGTCTCTTGAAGTCTCTTGTTATGTCTATATTGTGCAAAGTGCTCAAGTGCAACTGATGCTGCCTTTGTACCAACTTCAGCAAAAGCACTATCAAATGCTTCATTCAATCTGTCAACTTTATGTGCTCTTCCGTCAATTCCAGTTTCAATATCAAACACTGAAGTTACAACTTCATGTGCTTCTTTCACTGTCAGTGTTTCAAAAACAACTTCAAGAACTTGTTCTGCGATCTCAACTAGATCACCAGAAGTCAGATGAGAAAGATCCATCTCACTGATGTGATCTCTACCTGAACTGAGTTCTTCTCTTGCTTCTGTATTATGAACAGCAGAATATGCTTCCATAAAGTTACGCATTGATGAAGACATCTTTCTTACATACATTACTTTTTTATATTTATATCACGTAGAACTTCTCTTTCACTTTCATATATTGAAGAGGGATTAAGATAAATCTCAACTCCCTCCATTATACCAGGTATCAACCAGTCTTGAACTGGAAGACAATACTCCCAGTTGGCAGGATGAACACAATTCATAACCACCACTGCCCAAAAAGCAGAAAGGTGATTAACAATCGTCAGCATTATAACTTACCATCAACAATAGCATCCCCAACAACTCTTGTGTATTGATCAAGAGTGCCATCTTGTTCACACTTAAGATGCCAACGAGTTATAATGGTAACACCATCTTTGGTAGCACCAGTCATCATCTTACGACCTTGCTTTGTCATAGTAGAATATAATCCATACCTAGTTTCCCAGACATAGAAACATTCATCAATAAGTTCTGCTCCTTCTGGAGCAACTACTTCACTAACAGATGTCTGAATCATCCTCTCCCTCTTTTACTTTATTAAATCCAAATGGACCTACTGATTTTTCTTCTAATGCTAACTTCAATGCAACACCACCAACTGCTTCCATAACTCTTAAGATATCTTCTGTCTTAGCACCTTCACCAAGTTCTTTGGCAATATACCAATACTTAGGCCAAAATGTTTGACCTGCTAATTCATAATCTTCAAGTGTTAGTAGTTTCATTTTTCAATGTCTCCTCAATTTGTGTGTCAATTTCTACAATGATGTTACGGATATCAATGATTCTTGTTGGACAACAAGTTATATCTAATGTATACCCATTCTGTTCACGAAACAATGCCTGTCTTACAGCCACTGCACTCCTAATATCTAGCTCAAGATTAATCATACATCTCCTTCTTTACGATTTTCAGATTTGTGAACATCAAACTCACCACCAGGGTAGCGTGCTTTCAGTTTCTCTACATTCATTTCAATGATTTCATCAAAGGTAGTGTCAAGTGCCATACATGCCTGAGCAATGTACCAACAAATGTCTCCCAATTCACGCTTCATATGGAAGATATTATCTTCATCATATGGTTTACCTTGAAGAAGAATCTTCTTGACAACCTCAGTAAACTCACCTGCTTCAGCAGACATCCCAAGTGCAGCAGTCAGGAGTTGAGGAACATTTGCTTCCTGAACTTCAAGTTCAGCAATACGCCTCATCAAAAAATCAAGATAAAGACTAGGTTCACTAGTCACACCTTCTACAAATTCAAGATACTTCTCTGTGTCTACTGTCATAGTTCTAATTCTTTAAGTTCAGATTGAGGGAGATTTTGTTGTAAGGGAATCTCCTGCCCTTTAAGTTTAAGTGGTAGTAGTGCAAGTGGTTCTTCAACTGCAATTGCTTTCACATCAACAGTCTCAGGGTTAGGTAAATAAACTTTCTCCCACTTGGCATGTGGATAATGATCCAACATTGTCATTAGATCTTGCAATGTTCCACAACACCTGGTAGGTGCTACTGGATTACCAGTATACAACATATAATAGTGTGGTAACTCTTTTGATGCAAGTTGGGATTGCAATTTCTTGGTAGTAAGTCCCATGTCAGAATTTGAATCCATCAAATGACTTCTTTGGTTTTTCATCATAACTATACTCCTCTTCTTTCTTATTGTCAAGAAGGTCATCCTGTGCTACTTGCTCACAGTCATGCAGTCTCATCTTTGATCTGTCAATACCTACCACAAATCTTTTAAAGATATTCACATCATTATATCTATTCTTCAATTGTTTTACAAGTATCTGTCCCAAGGATTCGAGCTCTTCAGTAGAAATAAGGGCAAACATAAGATCAGCAGTAGCAGGGAGACCAAAGGACTCACTTGTATCAGTAAGCTCAACATCAGAGCTACCAAAACCAGAACGAGTGGTCTGCGTGGCAGAAACGATAGGGACGTTTGCTTCACAAGCCATCCCTCTAAGTTCTTCAGCAATACTTTTAATAACTGTATATGAATTAACATTGCTGCCTCCCCTATACCTAGAGGAAGCACAAATATTAAGGTAATCAATGAAAATAATGTCAGGTCTAAATGACTTCTTAAGTGCAAGTTCATTAAGAAGTGCTGTAAAATGTCCACTATGAGCACTTGCAGTTGGGTATTCTTTGATGATAAGTGTTCCTTGAGTCTTTTGTGCTAGGTTTGTTACCTTCTTCTCAAAAGTCTGTTTAGGAAGTTCACCTATGTCTTGAATATTTACATTCAAAAGATTAGCATCAATCCTTTCTGCAATTTTCTCCTCAGCCATCTCCATAGTAATATACAATACGTTCTTACCAGCAAGAAGAACAGAAGAAGCCATATGACACATAAACAAAGACTTGCCAACACCAGTACCAGCAAGAGCGATGTTGAGTGTCTTATTAGGAAGACCACCTTTTGTAATCTTGTTAAAGTATTCCAGGTCAAAGGGAATTCTATTCTCTTTTCTGTGGTAAGACTCATACCTTTCTTCGTAGTCTAAAAGATAATCATGACCAACATGGTTATCAAAACTCACTGCAAGTGCATCAGACAAAATAGATGGAATAGCATCAGGAGTTTTCTCCTTGCTACCACCATCTGCAATCTGAATTGACTCAATCAATGCCAGATATATGGACCTATCTTTACACCACTTCTCTGTGGTATCAAGCAACCATTCATACTCTGCTGGAAACTCATCTAATGCACCAATGAGTTGAGCAATTTCTTTGAAACTATTCTCATTGATATCATTTCTTTTTTGCAACTCAATGGACAAAACCTCCTTAGTAGGTCTCTCATTATACTGATTTACAAAGTCAACAATCTCCTCAAAGACTACCTTTTGATTGTAGTCTTCAAAGAATTCAGGTTTGATGAATGGAATTACTTTTCTTAAATACTCTTCATTATGTAATAGGTTCCTGAGAACAAGAAACTCAACTTTCTCCATAACTAAATTCTTTCCTTGCAATTGTGTCTAGTTTCTCCATCACCTCAGGAGTGAAGTATGTTTCAGGGTCTTTCAGGATTGCCTTGGCATAGACCTTCTTACCATCTATCTCATACCTGCCTGCTACATTCTTCCAGAGACCACCTAGTTCTCCAAGTTCTAGCAGACCATAGTATTTGTCCAGTCCTCTCTCATCATAGTAGAGACGAACTGTGACTTGCTTATTCTCTTTACTCAGACGCGACTTTGCTGTCTTAGCTTTAATAAGATTGCCAACGACTTCTGTTCCATCCTTTTCTTTCTTTTTGCTGAGATAAATGATTGTACTTGCTGCATACTTGAGGCCACTGCCTCCGCCCATCTCTTTGGTGGGAACGTATGATCCGATGACGTCATAGGTGTGATTGGTTACTATCATTGGGATTTTTGCTTGACCAAGTTTTAAAGTGAGCATTCTAAATGCACCTTTAACAAGTTGAGATTTGGTCATGTCTCTAACCTGCTTATCATCAAGAGCATCACGAATCTCTTTCTCTGTGGAAAGCATACCCAGAGAGTCTAGCACAAACATGCAAGGTTTACGTTCCCCTTCTGGTGTTTTTAAATATATGTCAACAGCCTGTAGTGCCTTCTGTCTAAACTGTTCAATTGTCACTACATTCACAACAACCAGTCTACTTAGGTCAATGCCACGACTTGAAAGAAGAGATTTGTTAACTGCTGCTTCAGTGTCAAAGTACAAACAGTAACCGTCAGGATTACTATCCATAAAATTCTTAACCACAGCGAGACTAAAGAAAGTCTTCCCAGTAGAAGACTCACCAGCAATGGCAGTAATCTTATTCCCAGATACACCACCAAATATGCTACCTGAACAAAGTCCGTTAAAGATGTACGAACCTGTGTCCACGTAAGTTTCT